TGATGCGGTTGATATTTGCCCTGAGGAGCTCGTTCTCGAGCCCAATTTTTTCAGTTGCCAGCTGGGTAGCGGCTCTAGTGATGTGATCCTGATTTTGCGCTGCCGCGCGATCCAGGTTTTGACCGATTGCAGCGAAGTCGGGCATTCCGCCGAGGCTTTGCGGGGCGTACGACGTAGCTTGGTTTCCAAGGGCGTAGATCGGGTGTAGTCCAGCTTTTTTCGCATCTGCCACTTTCCATTGAATAGAATTTTGAGCGAATTGTTTTTGTAGCTTCTCGTTCGATTTGTTATTGAAGTAAGACATTCCGGCGCCGATTAATGCGCCTCCGATTTGACCGAGCATTGTGTCACCTCCGTTGTAATGATCGAGAGGGAAGGACCATTGGTCCCTCCCCCTCGCGCTCCCCTACCCCCTGCAAGATACGTCCGACCAGTAGTTGCGGCGCCGGGGCGAGCGGGCACCCTTGCCGGTTCTCTTGAGGGCGTGGAGGACTTCTCTCCGCTGTTTCCTGCGTATGCCGAGCAACACACGATTTGGAGCGCGGAAGCCGATTTGATGGGCGGGGCCTGCTACAAGGGCCCGCGCTGACCTGAGGAAGGCCGCTGGCGGGCGGTAGCGCCCTTCGGGGTGGTACCGGCGCCGATCTTCATATTCCTGCCAGGGCGTGCTCCTGACGGGGACTTGATCGAGGCCGGTGTGTTTGAGTGCTGCGAGGTCGCTGAGACCAGAGGTATGAGGCAGCACAGAGTTGGGGTTGGGGTTGTAGGTGGGGTAGGACTTGGGCTGTAGCGATGGGCTAGAGGCATCGCGCTGCCTGCGACCTCGCTTAGCCATGTCCGTCCCCCTTTGGTGTCACCTAGACCAGTACGTATCAAGTAGAAGGACGTACTGGTCTGCTAGTAGTAGTAGGTTCAGAAGGGGTGTCGGGGACGGCCTTTGTGGCTGAGGCCGCCCCTCCACCCCCCTCCGTTTCCGCCGATGTTTGCGGAACGGCAGAAGGAGGAGAGGGAGGGGGGGTAGGTTCTTTAGGAGTAGCCAACAGAGCCTCATGGATGGTCAAGGGAGGCAACGGATCATCATCAATATCAAAATCTCCAGCCTCCTCTTCGGTATCAAATCCTTCGGCTTCTAATCGACGCTGCATGGCATCGTTACGGATCATCGAACACATCATTTCCATAAGATCGGGAGGGTTCTCAAATCCAACCGGCGGCTCCAAGGGGACAGGATCACCATACTCTTTGCCGTCGAGACCGATACCCGCGGCAGACTGAACGCCATCTTCATCCCATTGCGGCTTCGTACAAAACTCCTCGACGAAACCGCCGCCGGCGAGCTCGACATCTTCATCCGCATCATATTTTCGCTTCGCCATAACAATCCCCCTAGAACGTCATCGAGGTACCTTCGCGAGCAACAAGCCGCCGGGCCTGAATGTGATGATTAGACAGCACATACAAGTTATCAGCAGATGTGTCCGCGAAAGTCCTAGTAGAAGGAACAGAAACAACAAATGTAGAATTTAAAGCAGGAGCAGAAGCAAACTCACGACTAAGATGCCAAGTGTTAAGAGTAGTACGGAATAGACCAGCAACCTGACTTTCCTCTCGTCTATATTCGTCATAACGGTCCTGATACCCCCACACAGAAGTAGAAGAAGCCTGACTATCGACCTCTAAACCATTAATACCCTGTTGACCGATGTGTTGGAGCTCGCGTTGCCAGTAATCTTCCTTAGTTCCATTTAGACCTGAATGCGTAGCATCAACACCACGCAAAAATGCGCGTTTAGTACGCTGCGAATACATAGTCTTAGGCCGCACGGACATCAGCGTCATTACTATCCCGTGCTCTTCGAAAAAACGTCGATACCGATTAGTCCGCATCGCCGAAATTCCGTGACCCGCCATGTTCCCGACGCCAGTTTGCGTGCCCGTAGATGTACCTCCAGTCTGTAGCACTTCACTGAACTGAATAGTTTGTCGGCCTCCGCCGAGGTACTCAGGGCGCTGTAGCCGGGCATCGGAAGAACGCACGCCAAGATAACGAAGATACTCCGTGTAACGTGAGCCATAACGCGCACGAGCCTCCTCGAAACGTTGAAGCGCAAAAGCACGACGAACGGTATTGATATCAATACCTGTGGCAGAAGACAGATCAGCATAGATAGTCGGGATATCAGTCGCATCGGTACCTTGCACCTTCCACGACGGATTAGTACCCGACCAATTCGTACCCGCCGGCGGGTTAGCACCACCACTCTCAGCAAAACCAGTAGCTGCAGACGTATAAGCAAGAGGCACACCGATAGAAATTCCTTTAACCGGAGCCTGACCGCCAACGGGCATCGTAATCGTAGAACCCTTAAGCACCCACGGCCGAGCAGAGGTGAGATAATCTTTTTCCCAAGAAATATTCAGCATAGCTGTAGTCGTAGTCGTATCAGCACCATCCGCGGTCGAGACCACAGCAGAAGTCGTCAAATCCTCATCACGATAGAACTCATTAAAAATCAAAGAATAGGCACGAAACGGAAGAGCCGAAATACGCTTAGCACCCGGAAGGCCAGACGTAGGCACTCCCATGTGATCGCCTAGGGTACCAACACCTGCGTTATTTCCGGACGCCCCGTTGAGGGTATTCGTATTGATGTAAGGGTGCGCGGAGGCGTTGAGTCCATCCGCTCCGCCTGTAATGAAATCCTGCCAATTGGTCCACAGCAACCGATTAGGAACGAACCAGTGGTGAAAACGAACGTGCACCGGATGCATAACCGGCGTGACCAACGGAGCACATCTGATAAGGGCTGAAGTCGCATGTTGGATTGTGTCTCCCGGCAAAGCCTCGAACCAAGACACGGGGACGAGCTGACCCATTTTACAAGTCAGCAACTTAAAGTGAGACAAAGAGTGTTTAGAGCGTTTCACGCTTTCCCCCTATAGAAATTTTTGCCTGTAGTGAATTCGCGTAAGGTTCATTGAGCTCCTGAAAGACCGACGCAACCGAGCGATCATTCGCAAACGCAAACGCGCGCAATAATGACAGCCGATCCTTGAGTGTCTGTAAAGTCGCCGGCGGGGCCTTTTCATTCTTACCCACCATTTTTCTTAACTCCCTCCGCAAGTATCTCCCAAGGGGGAGTAACTTCCCGCCGTACCTCAGCGCAGTAGGAACGTCGCCATTTTTCTCCAAGTGCCACCGCATCATATCCGAGGCCACATTGTGCATCGCAAGCGCACCAATCCCCGGCCTCAGCGACATACGGGCAAACTCCGGATGCCTGCCATCTAACCGTATATCCAAGCGATGTGTCATTTTCTTCGTGACGTAACCGGCAATGTATTGCGCTGACGCCATCGACAGCTGACCGACCATCACATGCCCAAAGCTCCAAGTCTCTCTTACAACGGAACACGCGCGACACTGGCAAACTCCTTCAATTCGTATTCCACCTGAACAATGGGGCCACCCGAATAACGCCGCGTGATAGTGGGGGCGGAAAGAAATCTCTCCATATTCGCCAACTGCAAAAAATCTAATCCGAACCGGTGCAACTGATCTTCGGAAACGTTTAAGCCATAGTTGGAGATCAGAAGGAACGAGCGTTCGTTTATCCTCTCGATACGTAAGTGTAACGAACGAACAATTGGCCGGTCCATGATCTATCGCCTCCAATAAAATCCTATGGGTCCATGTGCGACGCTTCTGAACACGGCACGGAAGGCATTGGCCGCACCCAAATGCCCCGTGAATACCCGTGAACGGTTTTAGACATTTCACATCCGGTATCCAATTCTTAGGCGCCGACCGAACGACCGCCGCCGGCGTCGACCACCGTATCTGCGACGACGACCAAATCGACGCCTTCCACGACGAAACCTCACGAGCATCACCCCCTTTCAGGGAACACCATAAGTCCAATTATAATTTTCAGTAGCACGAGACGCAGCACCGGGAGCAACAAAACCGCCCGGATCATAATTCCACGGTCGGCTCTCACCACGCACAGCATCATAAACAGTACCAGCAGCAATCGCAGCATTTATGGGACTAGCCGCGATCGTCTGAAGAGGCGACGCCGCTTTCTCTGAAGGTATCCACACAATTTCTCCAGTACGAGGGTCCCTCGCCCGTTGCACTAAAGGAATAACGGGACCACGAGGATCTTCCGGAGGCATAGGAACGTTCGCGAGACCGGGAGCTCCCAATGTAGTCATCAACCTCGAAGCACCTGCCTGCAGACGAACAGTATCCGCATTCACGTTAGCGATCTTCGCCTCCAACAATTTTTCATTGAGCTCATCAGCACGAGACTTCGTAGCAGTACCAGCCGCTATAGCGCGGCCAATCTCCTGACCAGCAGCACCCAAGCTGCCAGCCATATTGCTATCACCAACGATGTTAGAAAAACTACTCGACGGAACGCCCAACATCGTGAGCCGATTAATCCCTGTATCCCGCTGAGCCGCGGACGCGTCATTCGCTCTCCATTGCAATGAATTCTGCGCGTAATTTAACTGCTGACGGATATTTTCATCCGCCTGACGTTCCCGACTATCACGATCGAAGAAACCTCCAACGAGGCTACCAAGACCGCCAAGTATTCCGTCAAATATTCCCATTAACAGGGTATCCCCGATGACCAACTGCGACGCTTTTTAGTCCGATAGCCTTTTCCAGCTCGACGTGTAGCGAACATCACTTCTCGACGCACTACACGATCTATACATGGCAGCACAGAACTCGAATTAGCAAACGAGGGAAGCCAGTTGCTAGCACTCGCAACTTGCGTCCACCCGGTAAGACGGGCCAGAGTACCGTACACAGTAGCCGCATAATCTTTACCGGTAGGATTGAAGTAACTTTTATTACCACCCGAAGGTGGGACATTTTTCGAACTCCGCCGTATATTTTCCTGAGCCGCGAAGCTCCGCTTATTTTCTATCTGAATTTGAGCGGCTCTGAGTTTACGATAGGCGGCGCGTGCCTGCGGGTTCGCAAAGTCCCGTTCACCGAAGGTGTTTAACGCGGCTGCTATCGAAGCAGCCTTATGAGCCTTTGTCTGAGGCTCATTCACAATGGCCTTCGCCAGAGAATTAACTCTTTCTAAGTCAACCCGAGACCGTGTCGCCGACAATTTCGAGG